GCTGTATCATCTTCTGAGAAATCATCTAGTTCTGCTGTATTGCCACCGTTAGATAATGCATAGCGCTGTGGAGCACCTTGATAATCTACTGTGTACATGTGAGTTGAGATCAATTTGTTAATTGCATCCTGTGGACCAAAGGCATCTGCATGTTCTGGTCTTCCATATGGCTTATGTGTGCGGAAATGGAATACAGGAATTTCTCCCCATGGATTTACAACTGTTTCTGTTAATGCAAGATTTGGAACGCCATTGATAAATTCAAGATCTCCTAGACCTTCATATTTTTCAATTCTGTCAGCGTAATACATGTTAATTTTAATAACTTTACGCTCAGAAGCATCCAATATCTGCCACATCTTAGCTGCAAATGATTTAATGCGAGGATTTTCTTGGTCATAAACCAATGTTGTTGTCATTGGTGAATTGTAATCAATTGCTAGATTTCCATCCATATCTGGCCATACAATAGCGTAGCAATCGCCATATACTAGGGCATTTCTATGGATTTCATTGATATCAAGCTTCAAATCTGTTTGTTCCCAGATTTTATTGATGTAATCGTCTGCCTGTTGGCTAGTTGTCTCTACTTGATCAATCTCAAGACGATTATGGACTGCATCTACTACAGTCTTGCTAAAATTGAAGCGGAAGTTGCTTCTTTCATTTCTAAATAATCTAAACCAGCGTTGGTGTGCAAATACTTCTTCATTTACACCCTCATAATAAGCTTCAGCCATTTTGTAGCCTTCACGCTTAGCTATGATCTGGTCTAAAGCTAATTTAATATCTGTCATTTTATCTCCTAATGTAATTTAATTGTCTGGATAATACCTTAGAAGATTTATTGTCTAAAAAGTATAAGACTCCAGATGTTACTGCGTCAAGAACGTCGTCATGGTTAACCTTTGGGAAAGACCACATCTGTTCTTCTAGAGCAGGAAAGTGGGCGGAATGCCTTACTTTACCTTGCTGATAGAAATTTAAAGCTTTACCTGCACGTATTTGTTTAGATACAGTTTGCTTTATACTTCTATATTTTACAGGAATATCTTTGAAAACATCCTTCCAAAGGTCTCCACCTTGGTTGGTTTCAACATAAATAACTCCTGCATCGTATTGTTCAACGAGTATTGCTACTCTATCAGATAACTCAGATGGAGATACTTTTAATTGCAAAGCTTCTCTCACATAAATATTGTCATCATCACCTCTGCTCAATACAGCAATACCTGTATAGTCAGAAATCTTAGTTTTTGTAACCGCTGGGTCAATAGAAATGATTGTATTTCCATATTCTCCAATATCATTAATAATTACATCCTCAAATGTCCAGAAATTACCATCTGTATTAATAGGACGATTCATATAGTTCTTTGCAAAGTCTCTTAAGTGTCTTTGACTCTGTAGCCAGTCTATAGGCCATTTCTCAGGCCATACAGAGCGTTCTGAGCCATCTTCTGCAGTCATAATGGCTGGATAGTAGTGGACCTTTACATTCTGGTCTGTAATCCATTGTAGTTCTTGACCAGTATTACCCTCTGAGTGCTTTCTAAATTGATCCATCATAGAGTTAGGCATGGTGGTGGTTCCCACAATAATCATACGAGCATAGATATTCATAGGTGCAATATCATCAAATACTGTATTCATCTGGCGTCCAGCCTGATATTCAGAGTAGTTCTTCTCACCCTTTTCTATATCATCTAGAATAATGAGGTCAGGGCGTTGACCAAAAACCTTCTTACCCAATGAGTTAGTATCAATACCATTAGCATCAAAGATAAAATCATTTGATTGAATAATACGCCAAGAATTTGATGCAAGGGAACGCCCAGTTGAACCGACAACTTTAGGAGTACATAATTCTGGGTAATCTTCTTTGAGATATTCATTAGTTTCCAACTCATTCTTAAATGACATTAAGTGCGTCTCAGCTTGAGAGGCAGCATCTGAAAAGGCAGCAATAAATTTAATATGTCCATGTGCTGCTGCCCACATAGGTAATATAAGAAATATCCAAGTACTCTTACCACATTCACGGGGGGCTATAAAAGCATCTCTATGCTGCTTAGGAACAGTTGGCTTATTAATCCATGTTCTTCCATATTCAGCTAAATCCCAGTGAAACTCAGATAATGTTAGCTCATCCTTGCTATTTACCAGATGATGTGGCAAATATAGCAGAGCAAAGAGCATTGGATCATATTTGGTTAATTCCCTCCTAGTTTCAGGTATAGAAAATAACCTTGGATCTATATCATTAAGATATTTTGTTATAGTACTCATATTTACTGTCCAAATTTATTTATAGTAGCGAATGTAACAATATTAATTAGATTCTACTTTCAAGTGGTCTATATCTAATGATTGATTAACATCTAGCGATTCTTTAATAGATTTAGATCTCATTTTGGCTTCATTAAGCATATCTACAATTGCTAGATCTGTGCCATCCTTTGATCTATTCTCAGATATATTAGTAGATTTGCCTTCAATAAGGTTAATAGTCTGTATGGCTTTATGTAGAGCATTTGATAGCTTTGATATATCATCTGCCAATAGAGTATCTTCATATAGTTTCTCCACCGTTCTATCTATTACTGCCTGCGCTGCTAATACCTTCTCTTTATCTGTATAGAAAATGTCTAATTGTTTTGCCATAGATGCTAGGCTATTTGCTGTAGGCATGTCCAAATTGCGTTGAATGTACCATTTCTTAGTAGTATGATATGACTTAGGATATCCTAATGTACGCATAGCAGGACCAATGCCCATTTCATTAGCCGTTTCTATAAATTCTGATATTTGTTCTTCTGTGAATATTGAATAACCCATTTATTTCCCCTTTTGTCTCATATATTGAGACGCTTATATGTCCATATACTGAGATTTTGGCATATATTTCCTTTATGACGCATATATCTGGATGGCTCCATATACATATATCAAAACATATCCCTATATCCCAATATTAGCCTTGTTCAGCTATTTGTTTCTGTCTTAATGCTTCCTGAATGATCTTTATGTTTTCTTCTGTAGGAAGAATTTGTTCTTCTGGATTCATTGGTTCTCCTCTTTTTATTCTTTTCTTTTTCTTTATCTGTATTACGTTCTCTTCTAATTCCGTGCCTGTTTGTGTCTATGATTATAGGCATTATTCTTCATCCCCCACGGTTCTTTGTAGAAATCTCTGTAATTGTGCTGATGGCTTGAATCCAAATGAGAACTCATGGGTATTTTTATCATCAAACATCTGTATTTTCATGCTTAGGATATTCTGGTTATGATTGTAATGTAGATCCATAGCGTATGGGTAAAGTCTATATTCACCCGTTCCTTTTTCAGTCACAAAATCTCTCATGTCCATCTAGATAATACATCCTTGCATTACTATCATATTATACTCTCTTTGTAATAGAAAAACCCCAGAACATTATGTGGGATGCATCTGGGGTTCATCATCTATAGGCGGTGAAATGATAAATAGCAACAAAAATCATCTCTATGTAATATTATATCGTTTATTTCTTGATAATGCAATAGGTAAATTAAGAGTTGGATACCACCAGTTTTTATCTTCTTTAATTCTTCTAGCTTCATAAACTTCCATCCATTTATCAATAAACTCATCTAGTTCTTTTTCAGATAGGAATTCTACATCTGCCATTTTATTATCTTTCCAGAATGTCTTATGGAGTTTAAGCTCATATTCAGGCTTTCCCCTTTTTTCAATTTCCTTTACTTTGTAGGGGGTTCTTGTAGATCCTTTATCATTACGCATTAGGATCACCAAGTAATTGCTTTTTGTATTGTCTTAAGATAGCCTTTTTTGATACTATTCTCCAACATGGAATGCAGTAATTATTATGTTTGTCAGAACTGGCAGACTTTTTACCAAATTGGCTAATAGGCTTTTCTAGATGGCATTCTAAGCAAACCTTAGACTGAGGGTGGCTTGTTGCTTCTGCGAGGCTCCTAGATAGCCTGTAGGCCTTATAATAGGCACTCTGGCAGGACTTACACTGTGATTGAAACCCATCACCATAAATTCTACGTGAAATACTAAATTCTGTTACAGATTTTATCTCTTCACATTTATTACATCTCTTCATTTGTAACCATCCATCCAACTTTATTTCCAGTATTGCCACACTCTGGGCAAACCTTTTCAAAACGTGTTAATTGTTCACAAGCATCACAATAATATATTTCACCAGAGGTCATAGAGTTAAGCTTCCATATCTTTGTATTTGTAACCACTCTGCTAATTCCCGTCCTGATAATTCTGCGGGGAGGGAACTGCGTTCCTCTACATACTCCAGATCATCCATTTCATTTTCATCCAGAGGAATTGAGTTACTCTCTTCTTGGATAGAAATTATAATAGAATTACTATTCGAATCTTCAGATTCGAATTTAGTTATTAAGTTATCTGTTAAGGTATCTTTTAATGTATCTATTAGTTGGTCAACCTGACCATAGGGTATGGTCTCTGTGACCATAGGGGGTGTCTGTGTGACCATAGGTATAGTCAGAGGGACCATAGGTTGATAAAGATTTGAGGTATTAAATCGTCTGTCTGACGATAGGTATCCATGTGACACTAGTTGTTTCTTAGCCCTTAAAATAGAACTAATTGATAACCCAGTCTCTTGGGCAATTGTCTTATTGCTTGGAAATGAATATTCCTTTGTAGACCAGTTAAAATGTGAACCAATAACACACCCTATTAATCTGGCATTTGGTTCTAATTCTGATGCAAATAATGACCTTTGATAATCAAATTGATTCACAGGATAGGCTTTCCATCAATGGCTGCATATAGCCCACCTAATTGATCCTGGAACAACCAGCCTTCATTTATAAGCTGATTAATGCTACTATTTATGTCTTCTACTTCCATTCCTTGGCGGAATAGATCTGCTTTAATATCAGCGATTTGTACGCCTTTCATAACTACCACCTTTCATGATGATGGTTATAATTATATTATAGTTTGTACTATAAGTCAATATCTTTCTTTGACTTTATGTATTCTAGAATCTCAGACTGTCTATTTTCAAGTCTATTTATCTGATCTTTGATTGATGAGCCAGAATTGGGTTTAAGTTCTATTAGATAGGTTTTAACTAGGGATCTTACTCTCATCTCTAATCCCGCCAAAAGAGCAAGGATGGTGACTATTAGGCTTATTACCTCTGTGGCTGTCATAATGATTTAAAAGCCTCATCTACATAATCTTGTCTAATTTGTTCTATCATGTTTAAACTCGCAGATGCAGCAAATGATACATCAGAGCACCCTTCTAAAAATGAATCAAAGCCAGCGTTTCCAGCTGAAATAAAATCTTCTATTGCTTCTGGGTGTGATGAGTTTATAAAGCAATATCCTGTTGCTTCTGTTTCTACTTCAGGTCCAGCAATTCTTACTTCTAATTCTGCCTTAGCGTTAACATTTAAGCTTTCTATTAAAGAAGCTTGCCCAGCATTACCTGGAGTCAATTGATTTACTGATTCTTTTACAAAATTAATTGCTTCGCTTGTAATATCAAATGTAAATGTAGGCATTAAATTTCGCCTTCAATTAACCTAGCTCTGTATCTATATCCATCTTTAACACCCAAAGGCCCAAGAATTGGAGCAGTTTGAATTATCTGCCAGACACCACCAACATAAATTTCTTCATTATTGCGATCTAATACATTTTTTAAATATCCGTCTACCTGCATTTTATACGGAGTTTCAATAACTAATTCTCCTAATAAATTTACAGATAATGCAAGAGTTACTTGCAGTGGTGATGTCACATATTGTCTTGTTGTCACCGTTCCATCTGCTGAAGTAACTAATGTATATGAATAATAATCGCCACTATAGAAATAGTTTTTAGTAGTGTTTGATTTCATTTATAATCTCTTCCAGTCTATTCTTGCAGGTAATTGGAATATCTTTCCAGTTCTGAAACTCTTTGAGCGTTTCCATGTAAGACCTTTAGAAGCTAAAACGGCTAATGGTGCTATAAATGGGGCAGACATTTTGGTGTCATAATTCTGAGCAGTATCCTGAAATCCTGTTTGAGTTAATGCTATTTGCTTAAATACAACTTCTTCGTTTTCAAGCATATATGCTGTCTGATAAGATGTTACTTTATCTAACAACAGAAGATCTGCTGGATCTGCAACATCAATTTCATCTCTTCCAATGTAAATTTCTACAATGGCTTGAGCACGTTTAATTAGATCAAGGGACACATCGTATCCAGTATATTCTTTAACGCTATTTACTGTGCTAAACATTATCTAGTCCTCCCTAATTCACGCACTCTTAATGTGTGAGTACTTGTAAAGTCTTTTTTACCTGTTCCTGTTAATTCAATCTGCAAGAGATAGTCTCCAGCATATTCAAATAAAGAACGTTCTGTAGGCCAACGGAATAGGATCTTTCCAATATTTGCATTGGAAGTATCTACTGTTGCTCCTGTTGTGCTTATTTCTTCATTGTTACTGCCTAGCAAGACCACATTAATACTTGTATATCCAGAAAGGTCATAATCAAGACCATCCTGGCTTTTAACCTGTATTGATAGTGGACGGGCAGGTATTTGGTCTAGCCAATATTGACTAATCATTTTATTACATCCTCTCTTAGGTATAGTATTGGGTCTGTATGATAGACATATACTACCACTTCATCAACTGCTGTTGTGAATATTCTATTGTCTGTTCTTAATACTGCCGAAGCCGTCATTGGTGTAGCAATATATCTTGTTACATAATTGTTCATTAATGCTGTAGCCTGCATTGGAAGCGGAGCAATATTTATTGATGCTGCCGATGTTCCTGATGCCTGTACTACAGTAGCTGATGCAATCATTGATGCTGCATTTACTGATCTATCCTTTTGGCCAGTTGCTACTGGATCAACAAATACTGCTGAAGCAGTGGCAGCCAATGGTCTTTCAACAATTCCATCATATGATTCTCTATTAGATAACCACCAGAATCCACGACTAAGAATATTTGGAACTTTAATTCCCATTCTTGGATACAAGTAAGAGTATTCAAATGTGAACCACTGACTTTGAGTTGAAACTCTTGCTGAATAGGACGTTCCACTCTTTCTAGTTTTAGTTACAATTGATGATCTAACACCTTTAGCAAGTCCATCTTTTGGACGTGATGTTGTAGGATCATCAATAAGAGTTGCGTTACTAATTATAAACTGTCCATTTGAAGACCAATAAATTAACTCATCATATTCTGTTTGAGTTAAGTTACCGCTTTCACGTCTACGATCAAGGTTATAAGAAGCATTTAACAAAGTATTTTTAGTTGCTTCATCAATAAATTCATCGTTATAAGCAACATTAATCCAGTAATCTGTTACGAGATCTACGTTACCCCAATCTGTTGCTCCATTTAGATTTTCTGTAAAGTTAACAACAATCTTTCCACCGCATTGTGTGCCCTTTAATACATCTCCAGGCTTAACTACAATTGAAGTTGCATAATTTCTATATGGATTTGTAATTAAGTCAAGGCCACGGCGCACATTATTAGCAAATGCTGTAATGATTGTTCCAGCTTTTACGTTTGCAAATGGAACTGCATAGAAGTCTCTAGCAGATCCTCGTTTATCATTTGCAATAACAAACTCATCGCCAACTTTTAATCCATCTGGACGATATGTATATTTGTAGAATGGTCTGCTTGGACCACCAAATGTTATTTGGTCATCATTTAAATAGTATGTGTAATCTGTATAAATAAATGAAGGTTCTGTTGTGAATCCCTCTAGTTCATTAACAATTCTAAGTCTATTGTTCTTATTAGAGTCAAACCATCGTGCTGAATATTCAAGACGATAATCTTCTCCACCAGGAACAATTGTTGGTGAATAAGGATCTGAATCAAATCCAGATAAATCATCCATATCTGGAACAGTCTCAACACGGTCAACAATTCCCAAATCAAGGGCAAGTTGATAGTTAGTTACATATAAAGACAATCCAGTATCAACTGCTGCTCTTAATGATTTTAAGAAATCCTCATATAGACCAGCTTCTTTTGAACCAAAATAGGAGTCTACTATTTGAGTAGTTGTGTATTCATCTTTTTCAATAGACTCATCTGGAAAGTTTCTAAAGAATATAGCATCAAAATTACGTAGATCAATGTCATTAACAACATCAATATATCTACGAGCATCTGTTATTGGATCTCTAAATGAACCTTGAGAGTTATATAAGTACTCTGGATTCTTATTATAGTTTTGTCCAGTTCCAATAAATGGTTTAGATCCAACTAATATGTTTTGTTTTCCACCATATGCTTCTGGCTTAACAAGATCGGAAACATAAAGTCCAGTAATGTCTACTGGGAATATATCCCAACCATAATACTCTTGAGGTCCAGATTTAATAAAGTCTGCTGTAGATAAACTTTCATCAAATGTAGGTAATCCTGTTTGTCCACCCGCATCAAATCTTGCTGGGAATGGTGCGCCTTGGAAAGTATCTGTTGGCCACCAGTAAAGCATTAACGCTCTTGCACGGTTTCCTGCACCTAAATGATCTCCTGAAGTTGCAGAAGCAATCATAGGTTCTGCTCTTACAGGTTCATACTTAATATATGCATATCTGTGATTATCTATTTCAAGTTCACGAGCAAATGCATGGCTATCATAAGACCAAGCAGAAGTCTGGAAATCTGAAGCATAGGTTGTTGCTTGTGAGTTAAATCCCAAGAAGCTAGGACCATCTAATCTAAGTCCGCCAATTCTTTGAATATCAAGGTCTCCATCAATCCAGAACTGAATACGGTTATCGTCCCATCCATTTTGAATTACAATATGATGCCATTGTCCATCATCAATTCTCTTGTTTCCAATAATTGTGTTTCCATTTGTAAATTCTTTATAGTGTGATATTGGGGCTGGTCCAATAGCTGCTGTTGATTTTAAGAATAATTTGCCATCAGATAATCCATATGATGTTGTATATTGTTGATATCCATAGAAACTACGTGTCTTTCCAAATGCAATAATTTGATTTGACTTTGTAGTCTTTATTGATAATTCAAAACTAAAGGATGTATTTGTATAATTTGAATCTTCATATCCAGTTGTAATGTTATTAAATTTAACTGCCTTGCGTTCGTAATCATCAAAGTATCCAATTCCAAGCAATGGAGTATTATTAGTTGGATTAAATTCTGCAACCATTTTCATTACTGGAGATGTTTCATCCAATACTAAACCATCAGTTGTAATTGTAGTTGTTAAGTTATTAGTTATTGTGCTTCCTGTAGCTTTATCAGTAATTACATCATCAAACAATTTGAGAATTGCTTCACCATTTCCACCACCGTTTGCATTTCTAAAATTGTGTCTTACTGAATGCTGACTATATAATAAGTCGTACCATTTATCATCAAGTAAACTCTTATATGCAGGTGGAATAACCATAGAAGCAGATAATGTCATTACTTGAGCTAATACTAATCCACCCTGTGTGGTTGCAATTCCTGGCTGAATCATTTCAACTGGTATAGCAATCATTGGGTTTGCATTCCAGAATCCAGGAATTAATACTTTATGATCACCTATTGTTGCAGATGCATTCATATGAAGAACTCCAAGAACTTCATTAACGCTTACCACTGGATTTTCTCCAGTTGCTGATGCAGTCATAGGATCTGCTGCATTGCTAACATTACCTATTGCTTCAAAGTTAGGATGTACAAAATCTCCAAATGCTGTCATAGGAGCAATTGTTGGTTTAATTTCATCCTGTTGTGTAGGATCTACAAATAATCCTGATGCAGTGGCTGGGTCAGCAGATACGATTTTACCAGTTCCAACTGAAATAGAAGGATGTACAAATAATGAAGTTGCAGGACTTGCACCATCAATAGTTATCTTTTGATACATTTCAAATATTTGTTGTTGTGTTAGAGCATAATTAAAGACTTGAAGTTCATCAATATTTTTCTCTGTGGTTGCTGGAGAATATCCATACCAAACTGTTTCACCACCACCAACATAGAATGGGCCTGAATTTGTTAAATTATATCCTGTGATTGTTTGAGTTGATCCAACTTGTTTGCCATCAACATAAAACTTCATATCTGATCCATCACGGACCATTGTATATAAATGCCAAGCACCAAAGTTTGATGTTCCAGCTGTAATAATCTTCCAGTCTCCATAACTTCCTGTTGGAGCATAAATAAACTGAATACCACCTAAATATGAGTTAAGCCAGAAGCCTTGTCCAAATCCAAATGCACCATCAAGATAAATAATTTCATCTGTTGTTGGCTGAATAAGTTTTGCATAAACAGATACTGTTTTAGTATTATCAGAAAATCCTGAGTCAACATTATATCCTTCACCTATAAATGTATTATAGTTTGTAAACTTATATGCGTGATTATTTTTTGAAGTTTGTTTTGTACTATAACTTGATCCAGTCATATATAGACCAGCGTAACCTGCGCTTGATCCATAATTGATTGGTAGGCCTGAAGACTCATTAAATCTAATATCATAAACTGGAGTTAATGTTTCAATAAAATCATTATAGGCTGTGTTGTTTTTAAAGGCTGGCATTGGCATGAATGCATTACCTTGAATTTGATGTGTTCCAGCTGTCCAGATATTAGATATTTCTGTTGAACCAACTGCTGATGCTGTTGAAATAAATACATTTGAAAGATACCACTTCTTTGTATTTCCACTGGTTCCACCAAAACCAAGTCCAAAAACTGTAGGTGTATTTCTAGATCCTGTAGTTGTAGCGGTATTAACAGAAGATCCATCTAAATAATAAGTAAGAGATGATCCTGTGTGCCGTATTGCTGCAAAGTGCCAATTTCCATCAGTTACATCTACGCTAGAAGTATATGCATTATCTCCAGATGATGTTTCATATCTATATACAAGATTTTTATTACTAAGTCTAATGGTTATTTCATCATGAGTTGAGGAACCTTGAAGTGCCAGAATACCTTTAGATTGTGTTCCATAGTCTGATGCAAATTTAAACCATACACCAATTGTAAAATCATTATCTGATACTTCAGGTGTAAATATAGCTGCTGTTGTCTGTGAATATGATGCATCATTTGAATCACCATAAAATTCTGTTACTGGATATCCATCTGGGCCCACACCCATAATAATTGGATTTCCTTGTTTAGATAATGTAACTGTTCCTCCAGTTCCTAAATTGGATGGAGATAATAAATCAAATTTAAAACGTTGTTCTAGGCTTAATGAGGCTAGATAAGAGTCAAGGGTAGTTGGGAAGTATACTGTGCTTGCAAAGTGATCTCCAGAGGCCGCTGAAGCCGTCATAGGGCTAGCTGAGTAGATGTTCTCCTTCTGTACAGTAATTGTTGGATTAACAAATAGTCCAGATGATGTTAATGTAGATGAAGGTACATTTGCATCAGCAAATGCTGCGAAATGCTCTCCAATAATTGTACTAGATAATGCTGAATTAAATACTGATAACTCATCAAAGTTACCCTTAATTCCTGCTCTATTTGTTGTTGATTGCATGAAATATTTAGCATCAGAATCCATAGATATAGATGCTGGAGTAGTTGCACTACCAACTTCAGTACCGTTTATATAAAGTTTCATAGTTGATGTATTTACAACTACTGCAAAATGTGTCCATTGATCATATGCAACTGTTATTGCTGATGAATCTACTTGAGCTCCATTAAAGAAACCTACTACATAAAGCTTGTCTGTCTTTTGAAGATATACACCATTTAGTGTGTCTCCAGTATGAAATAACCATTTGATTCCGCTTGTCATATCAGCAGAAGCTACTTTAAAGAATCCTTCTATTGTAAATGTTCTATCATTGAATATAGCTGCTGTATCGTTAAATGAGAATCCGTAACCAGAACCTGATGTGGCTCCTACATACATATATCCGCTATTGTTAACACCACCTGTTGTGTAGAAGGTATTTGAGCCACCTGTTGTGACTGTTGGTGTAGCTGATCCAGCACTGTCTACTGTTGAGTTATCAATCTTAAAATAATAAGATGGTGAATCTTGAAGAATTCTTGTTGAGTATACGGACATAAAAATAGGCGTAGCAAGGGCTACGCCATGGCTCCTATCAATGATTTAGTTGGGGTTATTGCTGAAATACTATTCCCACCCACGGAAATAATAGGAGCAAGGGAGAAGCGAGAAACGATTGGAGCGTTAATGACAACATGAAAGGAAATCTCAACAATCGTCTTAGACTCCACTATAACAGCTTTTGCTGTCAGTGGTCCCGCTTCTACCCTTACTTCCATCGGTTACCTTAAGCTACTGTAACACGCACAATACCTGTGCTGTCCCATGTAATTGTAAAGTTACCATTAGTTGAAGATTGGTCTGAACCGAAGTCCACATATCCAATCAATGGTGATGTTGAAGCAGTACCTGTTGAAGCATAAACAACTGCATAACGTGCAGTAATTGTTGATGATCCCCAAGTTGTATCTGCTGCATCTAATACGATTACGTTATTAGCGTCATCGTATGTAATTGTCTTTGATGCTAGAGTGTTTCCACCTGCAGTGTAACCAGTACCTGATACCTCATTTGTTACGTCATTGAAGTAATCATGAGTATCTTGGTTTGGTGTGTAAGAAGAAGTTGTTAAAGCTACCTTGATGGTATCTGTATCCCAATCTACTTCTTTATTAAGGGCTTTTACTAGAAAGTTACCGTATAGTTTACTTGGCATTATCTATTCCCCCCTTATGATGCAGTCTTGCGGACCATCGCAAACGCCTCAGCCGCTGCAACAGCGAAACCACGACGAACACGAGTCTTGAGCAAGACGCCATCTTTAGAGAAGTCTGCATCACGAGAGATTGCAGATTCTACTGAGCTACGAACACCATTGATCATCATTTGACGGTTACCAACAATAAGCAGTGGGTCTCCAGTTGGAGCTGCTGTAGCTGCAGCTGATGTAGCTGCACCGTATGAAATTACTAATGGGTATCCGAACAATGATCCTGGACGAGCTGCCAATGGATCTGGAAGAACTAGGTTTCCACCTGTTGTTTCCATGTTACGGATGTGTGAAAGCATCTTTGGGTGTGCAATGAATACTGTGTTAGCAGCATCAAAGTACTTGCTTGACTCAGCAAGACCAAGAGCATCAGAGATATCCTTGAATTCAAGGTCTCCTGCTGTGTTGATAATGTTTGAAGCTGAGTTGTATGTTGCTAATGCACGGTATAAAGATGTGAACGGTTGTCCGTCATCTCCGTCTGCTTCAGCTGTTACGCCAAGGCAAGCATTATCATACTTACGAGCCCATTGTGAAGCCCATTCTCTCTTGTATGTGTTTAGTGTATCTACTAGGGAATCGTTTACGTCTTCCTCAGAGATGTTGAAAATTTGTGCATACTTCTTCGCTGTCAGAACAACTTCATCTAGAGTTGTGTCTGAATTAGGAATGTCTACGCCTTCAGCAACGATGCTTGGAGCATCTGATACGAAACGTGGAACACCCTTTGTGCGAGAAGCCATATTCTCACGACGAGCAAATGATTCTACAACAGAGTTAGCGAGAGTTGCTTGAATAGCAACCGATCCCTTTTCCTCTGGAATATATCCATTACCTTCGGTGAGATCTGTACGACCTGCGGCCATGTTATTTCTCCTTTTAGTTAGTTAATTTGATTTTTGAACATATAATCGTCCGAATATATTAATCGCAATCCAATTGTCCAACTGGAGTTGCATAAGACTATTATACATTATTTGTTATTTATTTAATACTATTTTAGCCTGTAAATCGCTGGCAGTCATTGGAGTTTCTACAGTAGTTGTAATTGCTCCATCTGCTTTTCCTGCAACAATAAACTTTGGATCAAATAGTTCAGGGAAATCTGTCTTTAATGTAGCAATTTGCTCATCAAGTCCAGAAACCTCAAATTCATCTGTCAAAGATAAATCATCCATTTTGAGATATTTAGTTAATTTCTCTCCATGTTTAATTCCCAATAACGATAAATGTTTATTTACTTGTTCAGATAAGAGTTTAGACTGGATTTGTGTGACCTTATTGATAGTTTCATTAACTGTGCTCTCTAAGGCTTCCTTTTCCAATCTAAACTTCTTAGCTTCCGCCTTCGCTTTATCTAAAGCTTCTAAGACGGCTTTAGGATCACGAATTTCGGTAGATGTACCTTCTACTTGATTCTCTTGTTCCATTAATTATGCTCCTTGTAGTTCTTGTCTTTCGGCTGCAGCTTGTTCTTTAGCCAAATTGTTCGTATTTAGTCCAGTTCCATCCAAAGCAACCTGCGTTGAATTTACTTCTGGTCTATTTGATATTGCTTCATCAGAAATTATCTTTGCAATCTCTGGATCGTATCCAAGTTCAAGAAGGATCTGCTCTAATGGCATTCCAACTGACTTCTTACGAACTGCGATATCCCATTGGTCTAGAGAATCGATTGATTCTGGAGACTTCCAGTCGATATCTACTTCTGCAGCAATTCCTTCGATCTTAAGCATGAATTTAAATAAATCTCTCCATGTTGAACCAAGAGCAAGTTGGCGATTAAGTACCTTCTTGAATAATGGTGCTTCAGCAACACGCAATGCCTGTCCTGATGGAAGATATTGTGTGCTTGAGAAGTAATGAACTGGAGTTGATGTAATTGCAGCCATGTCAGATACAAATTCATTAACTGGGTTTGTAAATGTTGATGGATCTGCAGCAGGGAATTGTCCAACAGATTGAACTCCTTGTAGATACCAGAGTTGTCCTGGGCCATTCTGTAATGAACCAATATTCTCTCTAGCTGTATCATCTTCTGAGAAATCATCTAGTTCTGCTGTATTGCCACCGTTAGATAATGCATAGCGCTGTGGAGCACCTTGATAATCTACTGTGTACATATG